AACGCGGTATTTATGGGCATGATGTAATTGCCTACAGCATATCCATCAAATACATCATCCAAGTGGGCAAGCGTGCCCGACTTGTCCTGAAGTTGATGGGCCCGATCGCCAGTATTGCCGGTGGTGTTCAGCGTGCTAACAAAGCCATTGCCGCCCTTCCACGACAGAGCACCCGTGGTCGGTGCGGCATACAGCACGAAGCCAGCAGACGCCGGAGTGGCCGGGGCACTGGAGGCGGCAAGGAATGATGCAAGCGTCAGGCGGCCCGTCGTCGGGTCAATGGTCAGGCCAGCCGCGCCAGCCAGCGCTCCGGCATTGTTGAACTGTGCTTCGCCGCTTGTGCCACCAGGGGTGCCGCCGCCCCCAGGAGGCGCGGCGAACGTTCCATCAGCACGCAGGAAGTTTTCTGTTCCACCGCCAGAGGCTGGCACCAGGCCGGCGGTGCTACTAGTGAAATTACCTGGCAGCCCCGACAGACTTCCGTACGCAATCTGCGCACCATCGCCGCCGTCGTGGTTGTGGCTGTTGCCGTTGGTGACCCCCTGAGACGCGGGGGCGAAATCGGTGGTGGCTGCCGCCGCCGCCGTGCCCAGCGTCGGCCGCCCGATCAGGTCGCCATAGGAGCCGGTGTACGCCACCAGGGCCAGCGACGGGCCCTGCAGCATCGACAGCGTGCCGGTGCTCGCGTGGCTGCGGCCAACGACCGCAATGGCCTGGACATTCGCCGCTGGCGCCGTGGCCGTCAGCACGCCGGTGCCGACGTAAAGGGTTGTGCCCGAGGGGTTGGCGACGGTGTTGAGGCCAGTCGGCACCCCGGCAATCACGCCGTGGCCGTCCTCGTTGTTCGCCAGCGCTGTCATCAGGATGCCTGACGCCGGCATCGTCTGCGGATCGCTCGAATCAGCCGGAACGATCTGCACCCGGTCTGTATCGCCCTGGCTGCCTACCACGTGGTAGGGCGTCATGGCCGCCATCGTGGCGCCGCTGACGTTACGCACGTGCTCGTAGACCACGCCGGCCAGGGCGCCATGGATGTGCGGCAGGGTCGCCGCCTCCGCCCCCGTCAGCCAGCCAGAGGGCACCAGGCCGGCCGCCGTGGTTGACACCAGCGGCAGGGTTACATCCGCGCCGGTGGAGCTCGACAGCAGCCGTGTGGCGGGGTCGTAGCTGAGGTTGGTGGCAGCCGCTAACGCCGCAATCGCCGCCGCTGTGGTACGACGCTCTGCGCCGCCCTGCACCGTGTACACCAGCTCCGTGCCGGCCAGAGGCAGAGTGGCGGCGGTCAGTTGTGAGAGCTTCTGATCAGCCATTACGATTCCAACAGCAAGCGGTCGCCGCTTTCCAGCAGCAGGTAAAAGCCACTCTCGAGCAGCAGGGCGGATGTAGTTGTGAGGGTGATCGGCCCCGTAAGAAACACCTGGTTCCAGATCCCATCGAACAGCGGCCGGTTCTCCCGCACACTGTAGGTGAGACCGTTGACCGTGATGGTGTCGCCGTACTGCAACCCAACGACCAGCGAACCCAGGCACCGCACCGTCGGGTCGCTCAGCATCATCATCCCATCGCTTCCCACGTACTCGCCAGGAGCGTCATAAATGCCAAGCCCGCTGACGCCATTGGCGACAACGGGCAGGCCAAAGTCCGCAAGGAAGATCGATTGATCCTCAGCGAACGGCATCAGCGGCACCAGGTTGCTTGGGCTTGCGGGCTTCCGCCTGCTCGACCACACCAACCGCCAGCAGGGCGGCGGCAGCCTCCTCGGGAAGGGCAACGGATTGCCCCTCCTCGTATCGCGTCCCGTCGTGGTCGACGGCGCTCAGGACCGTGTAGGACTGAGACATGATCAGGCCACCACGTTCTGGAAGAAGTAGCCGACATCACTGGCCATGATGATCTCGTTGACGCTTTCGCCAACGCGCAACCGTTGACCGCCACGAAGACCAATCTCAGGCGCTGGGATGGACCCAGCCACCCGGGTGCCGTACTGCGCGGTCATGCCAAAGGTGATGGCATTGCCACGGATGCTGGCGGCAGGGTTCTGGTGCAGGAAGGCCATGTGCTTACCCCACAGGCGGGTAAGGGTGGCAGTCTGACCGGGCTTGGCCGTGTTGACCCAACCCTCGCCCACGTAGATGGCATCCAGCTCTAGCAGGTCTGCCAGGGCTTGGGTGCCGGCAGGGGCGCCAGCTGCGTTGGTCGTTGCGCTGTTGCCATTGCTGGAAGGCGCCAGGGCGGCGGTGATCTTCGGGTGAACCCGAAGCCGCGACCATGCAAGGCGGCCAATCACGGCGATGTTAGGCCGCATCAGCATTCCATCCAGAGCGGTCTGAATGGCGGTGTAGGGGTCCGAGTTGGTGTAGTCCGACCACTGGCTCGTGCCACTCAGGGTGGCGCGGTTGCTCGATGGGTAGGTGTTCAGACCAAAGACCAGATCAGCGGTGCGCTTTTCGCGGGCAAGAGCAAGCAGCTCGGTAAGGCCCATGTTGGCCAAACCGATCGGATCCCAGCCGGGAACGTTCCCAGCCGCTTCGATGTCCTCGTTTGGCACGACATCATCGTAGCCATAATCCAGGATGCTGGCTGGCGTTTCGGTGCCACCGAACTCCACCTCGTTGGGTTGGCCTTTGCGGCCCACCAACGATTCGGGAACCGTGAACATCTGATCACGGCCGACCAGATGATACTTAAATTCCCGAGCACCAACCGGTACACGAGGGAGCACAGTGTCGGCGATGTACTGACGGTTGGAATACGCCAGCGTGATCCCCGTTTGCACCGGATCGATGGGAAACGGGAAATTCATGTTTGCCATGATTCATTCCTCAGAGAAAAGGGTCAACCCTGGAATGAGCCAGGACTCAGGGAGATGTCTCCGATGTCACCGACAACACCGCTCACCATGGCAACGCCAGCGGTGCGGACGTTGGTTCCAGCAGCGGCTGTGGCCGCAATGGCCCGGCCGGTGCTGTCGCTCATGAGCAGTTGCCCACGGGTGACATTGCCGCCGTAGACCACTGGGGCGATGCCGCTCATAACGACATCCACCCGCTCACCGGTAGCAGCGGCGCCGATTGGGGTGCTGTCACTCACACCGAAAACGGCATCAGCGGCAGCGGCACCCTGGATCACGGTGCGATCGTCAGCGTCAAACTTGACGAGCCGCGCCGGTTGAATTGCGGCGCCGGCAAGGAAGGTCTTGACCAGACCAATGTTGCGAAGGCTCATGGTGTCCTCAGGCGGGGGTGAGTTCAGCTCGCGCCTGTTCCATGGCGGCGAGAACGGACAGGTTTTGGCCCTTGGCTTCGGCCGCAACAATCAGCTCGCGGGCGCGACCAGCAAGGGCGGCGCCTTGGGCGATCGGGTCCACCGCAACCGGAGCGACGGGGGCGGCCTCGGCTTCAGTGGGTGCCGGGGCAAAGGCAACCGGGGCCAAGGCATCGGTCATGCGCTGGTCCTTTGCGGTGGCAACGCGTTGCCGTTCGGCAGCATTGACCAGCACAGCAGCCTCAGGGCCAGTGGTGCGGCCATCGGTGGCGAGCTGTTCAATCAGCGCCTCGTGGCCAGGCAGGGTCATCGAACGCACCGCCGTAACGCGGTCACATTCAGCGGCAGCACCTTCAGCCCGCAGGATCGCGGCAGCCTCAGGGTGATCAGCGGCCCACGCGGCCGCCTCTGCAGTGGGGGTCATGGGGGGAGAGTCCATAGAAGGAACGGCCGGAACGGTGATCACCGTGCGACTGAAGGATGCCGCACGATCGTTGAGGATGTTAATGGTCTCTTCGAGTGTAGCAATACCGTCAACCAATCCGGCATCTACCGCTTGCTGGCCGATAAACATCCTCCCGTCGGCCATGCTCGCCAGCACCTGCTCAACAGTCGCGCCACGTTGCGCCGCCACATCACTGACGAAAAGCCCGTAGAGATAGTCCACCTCGTTCTGCAGAACCTGCCGGCCCATCTCCGTGAGCGGCCCGTACTGGCTGGCCGCACGCTTGAAGGTGCCCGCCACGATCTCCGTCGTCTTGACCCCCAGCGCCTCCTCCTGCTTGCTCACGTCAACATGGGTGGCAACCACCCCGATGGATCCGGCCTGGCTGGTAGCAGACTCCATCATCACCACATCCGCTGCGGTGCCGACCCACACGCCAGCGCTGGCCATCAGGCCTTCCACGTAGGTGGCCACAGGCTTGATGCCACGGGCTGCCATCACCGCGGCTGCAGCGCGCTGCGTGCCTGCCACAGCTCCGCCGGGGGTGTCCGCCATGATCACCAGTGACCGAACCGATGGATCCTCCAGCGCAGTCCGCACATCCCGAACGAACAGCTCCGTGCTTGTGCCGCCGCTCACCTGCGTCATCAGGTTCATGCGAGGGGCCATCACCCCACGCATGGGAATCAGCGCGGCGCCGTCCTGCACCTCGTAACCCTGCGGATCGTTGACCAGCGGCCGGCCGATCTTCGCCTCTACTGCCGCCACGTCCACCGATTCACCCCGCGCCCATGCTGCGTAGATCCCATGGATCTGCTCCAGCCTGTGGGGGGTGATCGCCCAGGGGGCGTTCAGAATGTCGAGAACAGTCATGAGATCAGAATAGCGGTTGGATCATCTGAAGGATCATCCTGCTCATCCCGATCTTCGATCTCATCATCAGGCGAATCCTCCTCCTCAATAGGCTCAGCCATTGGCGCGGCCGCAGCCCCAGCCGGCTGCGGCGCCTCAATCTCCAGGCCCCCCTCGCGGCGCACCTTCATCTCACGCACCCGCTGCCTCGTCTTCTCCTCCCAGTCGCCGCCGTCATAGGCCACCGTTTCCTCGGCCTGGGTGGTGATGCCCACCTCGATGCGCTTCTCTGCCGCCTGCGCCTCCTTTAGCGGATCCAGCGCGCCAGGGCCATCACCGCCCCAGTTCGAGCCGCACCATGCCTCGCGCACGAACGGGTCAGCGAAGAAGCCCGGCGCATCGATGATGCCCAAGGCGATCGAGTCCGCCAGCCACTCCTCATAGATCGGCTGGCTCCAGTTCGATGCGAACCATTCGCGCTCGATCTTCCACGTATGCCACGCATCCAGCAGCGCCGCACGGCTCGCCGAGTAGCTCGCGTTGAAGGCCTTGCTCAGCACTTCCTTCGGCAGGTTCAGGCCCATGCTGACAAGGTTCAGCATCGCCCCGAAGAACCCCTCAAAGTTCGGGTTCGGCCGGCCCGGCGTCGGCGACGTGATGCTCTCACCAGGCAGCAGCCGCACCGTCTTGCCGCTGTTCAAAGACCCGTCGTACTCAGCGGCCGCGCCGATGTACGACTCGCGCATCTCATCGCTGTAGACATTCTCGAACGCCTGCCCGTCCATCATCGCGAACACTGCCAGCGCTGCGCTGTTCACCGCCGCATCCACCTCCGCATCGCTGTAGCGGGTCAGCTGCTTCACCGTCGCAATGATCGGCCCCAGGCAGGGGCGCCCACGGGTCTGCCCCGGTCGCTGCATCTTCTTCAAGTGCAGCACATTGCGCCGCCCTGATGCCGCAAAAAAGTCAACCTTTTGCCACTCATTGGCCCCGAACTGCTTTGCGTTCCCAGGGTGATACTTGGCCAGGTGGATCCTCAACGGCTCACCATCCGATGCCCGCTCAATCCCGGACACCAGCGTTCCGGTATCCATCTGCCCGTTCTCGTTGCACACCCGATCCGCCTCCACCACCTGCACCACCAGGCGGAACGGCCACCCCCGCTGGGGCTTGTTCACCAGCAACGAAAACACGTCGCCGCTTTCGTCGTGCGACCGCAGCACCAGGTCTTGGAGCTGGTAGAAGTTCTGCTCCCGCGTCACATCCGCGAACTTCGAGCGGGCCCACATATGGAACCGCCGCTCCGTCTTCGACTGCCACTCTGACGCTTCATCCTCGCTCAGCCCCAGCTCAGCCGCGTTGATCCGGCTCTGCAACGTGAGGCCGGTGCCGATGATCTTGCTGGCCCGGGTCTGGATCGCACCCGCCGCTACCGGTGCCGATCGCACCAGGTCGCGAGAGAACGCCCGCTCATCACCGGCTTGCCATTCCGCTTCGCTGTCCGCGTCATAGGAGAACGGCCGCCAGTTGCCGAACCTCATCTGCCGGGCCAGATCGCTCGTGCCCAGGGCCAGGCCAGAGCCCGCCACCGCCGATGGCCCCGCCGGTGCGGCCGGTTGTGCTGCCGCAATCTCCCGCAGGATCTGTCGCCGCTTCGCCTTGCCCATCACCACAACGGCCGAGGAACGATGCACCGCCGGCTGCCGCTGGCGGTGCCGATACTCAGGTTCTCCACCTTCTCGCTCCAGTAGTCAATCCCCTTCCTGATCTCCGCCAGGTCAGCACGCTTTAGCGATCGATCCGCAATCCGGTACTCCTGCCCGCCCAGTACCGCCGCCTCCGCGTCCAGGTACTGCGTCAGCCGTTGCTGGGCAATCTGCAGGGTGATACTCATGGCGCCATCCTAGCGGGTGAACTTTGACACGCCAGCAAACACCCCGCCACCACTAGCACCCGCCGCCAGCGCACCCCCCGCCCTCGCGCCACCCTCCGCCAGCCGCTCCAGCTGGTCCCACATCGTCGCCCGGTTGTACTTCCGCTTCACCAGCTCAAGCATCGCCAGGCAGTACACCTCACAGTCCAGCGGTTCATTCCTCGCGCCGGACGGGCAATGCCACTCCAGCACCTGGAAGCCCTTCACGTACCGAGGTTGCAGCCGCTCCGCCGTCAATCCCGCCAGGTATTCCTCTGTCGTCTCATCATCGAAGTGCACGTAACCCGGCCCTGGCTCCTCGATCTTCAGCCGGCTGTAGACCGTTCGCTTCAACCCATGGCCGCCGACCATGTACAGCGTCAAGCCGTTGGCGATCGTCCTCCCCTTGAACGTCACATCGATCCGGTTGCCCTTGCTCAGTGCCGGCGCGTCTCGCTTGGTCGCGCCCTTGATCGCCACTGCCCCCTCCTTCGTGTGCTCCCTGGCCCAGTTGTAGGCCTCCGCCGTGTAGTGCCCCCCCGTGTCCACCGCGCAGAACCGCACCCGCATCGTGCCCCCTCCCTCTCGAGGGAACTCAGTCCGCAGAATCGTCGCCACCTGCTCCCACACATCACCCTGCGCCGGGTCGCCCTCGATCTTCTGATGCCAAATCCGCCAGCTCTCATCACCCCTGCCGTAGCCCTTCACCACCACCTCCAGCCAGGTGTCCTGCACGTCCACGCTCATCAGCAGCAGCAGCACACCCGCAGGGCATGTCCCCGCTCGGTACTCGCCCGCCCGCACGATCAGCCCATCGGCGCTCACCTTCGCCAGGGCTTCGTCCTCCCAGGCTTCCGCCGCTCGTTTGTTGACCCAGCCTTTGAGCAGCAGCGGGTCGCCATGGGCCCGCAAGAACTCATCCCGGATCTGCTCCCACGGTGTCCACCCCGCCGGCGCATACCACCCAGGCAGATGGAAGCCAGCGGTCATCCCATCGCCCACCGCACTCGGCTTCCACACCGCACCCATCAGCATCGCCGTCTTGTGCTCCTGCCCCACCCGCTCACCGCACGCCGGGCACCGCATCCACACATCCCCATCCGGTCGGTCCCATTGCGCATGCTCACGCCAGCGCAACACCTCATGGGCCCCGCAGCATGGCATCAGCGCGGCATAGCCCCGCCGGTCACTGCGCTTCTCATACTCCTCGGTGATCCGGCATGCCCCCCTTGTGCCAGGCGTGCTGGTGATCAGCACCTTGCCCATCGGGAACGTGCTCGTCCTCGTCTCCGCGTTCTCCAGCGGGTCGCCCTTGTCGTCCGCCTCCATCGGGTAGCTGCTCACCTCATCCGCCGCCAGGTACGCGGCCGGCATGCTCTGCAGCGCGCTGCCGCTATTCGCACCGGTGAGCACGAACAGCCCGCCGCGGAACTCTTTCATGAACATCGTGTTGCCGCTGTCCCGTGATCGCGCTGGTGCCACGAGCTCCGTCAGTACCGGCGTTTCCTTCAGCAGTGGATCCAGGCGCTGCCGGTTGAGCCGCTTCGCCATGTCCAGCGTCGGCTGCACCAGCAGCGTCGGCCCCGGCCACAGATGGATGATCGCCCCCAGCCAGTTCAGAACCACCTCCGTCTTCCCCATCTGGCTGCCGAACATCAGCACCACCCGGCGCCATGGGCTCGAGGGGCTCAGGCAATCCATCGGCTCCCGCAGGTATGGCGTCCGATCCGTTCGCCATTGCCCCTTCTCCGCTGACCCCTTACCGCTCAGCCATCGATACCGGTCCGCCCATTCGCTCACGCTCATCGGATCCGGCGGCCGCAGCCCCGCCAGGAACGCCTGCTCGTACACGCTCCCGCCGTCAGCCATCGTTCAGGCCCTCCAGCAGGTTCCGCTGCTGCGACCCGATACAGGCCGGCGACAGCCACAGCCGCTCACGCCGACCGTTCAAGCCATTGGTGCTGTAGCCCGCACCTCCACCAGCCTTGCCTTCGGTCACGGTCCAGCCCTTGGCCAACAGGTCGTCGTGCTCGGTGTCGTAGCCGCACAGGATCACCCGCATTTCGCGCGGCGCGGTCATGCACCAATCCCGCACCGCAACCGCCACCCCCTCGGATGATTCGGCGTAGAGGTCGCCGGAGGTTGCGTAGGGCGGATCCAGGAACACAGCCCGCACACCATCGCCGCCGGTGCCGCTCCGGGTGACACTGGGCTTCACCACCCGCTCCCATGACCCGCAGGTGATGCGCACGCGGCGAAGACGATCAGCCAGCTGGCGCATGTAGCCCTCAAGCTGGCCCCTCCCCGCATCGCCCAGGTGGGGCAGCTCGCGGTTCACGCCCTGCCCCGCATTGCCCAGGTGGGGGAGTTTGCGGAGGTGGCCATCCACCACCCGCCATGGGCCCGGCCCGAACGGATCGCCAATCCCGCAGGCCAGCACATAGAGCCACCACCCGGCCGCCTTTGCGTCGTGCGCCTCCGGGTCGCCCTCAAGCCACGCCACCAGGTCCGGGGTGCGGCGGCCCTGCAGCCATGCCAGCCGAGCGTGGTAGTCGATCTCAGCCACGGGGCCCCACGCCGCAGCGGCCACCGCATCGGGGCTCAACTGGATCGCTCGCCAGCAGTTGACCAGCCAGCCATCCGCATCATTCAGGGTTTCGACGCGTCGCCCCGTGAAGGCCGGCCGGGCCAACAGCACCGCCGCTGATCCAGCGAAGGGCTCCACATAGCCCGCCGGATCGCCCAGCGCCTGCCAGATCCGCAGCGCTGCGCGGCGCTTGCCGCCAAAGTAGGGGAACGGTGCAGCGAGGTCAGCCATTCGTCAACGCCGCCAGCGCAATGCGGATCTCTTCGCTCAGCACCTGATGCACCTTCCGCGCATCACCGCATGCCGCGAGCATCCCCGACACCCGATCCGGGATCCCGGTCATCTGGTCCCGCACCGCACGCGCCAGCTCGAACGCCTTCCGCTCCACCTCCACACCCACAACCAGCTCACCCCGGCCCTGCAGCGCCGCCAGCTTTGACACCTCCGCCTGGTAGTGCTCCCGCCTGGCGCGGCTGTCGTTCAGGTCCGGGATCTCATCCTCGGGTAGTGACTCGATGTAGGCCCGCAACTGCCGTTCATCCACCGGCGCCTTCGCCCGCTCGCGCAACGGGGGGGCAGGCAGCTTCGGTTGCCGTGCTACCCCATCGGCTGACGCCACCTTCTGCAGCGTGTTCCTCGCCCACAGCTCCACTGCATGCTCCTCGTCCAGGAGCTCGCGGCCATCGGGCAGCGTCACCACCGCAGCCGCAATCCGCCCTTGACGGATCGCCTTCCCAACCGCCGATGGGCTCACACCCAGCCGCCTCGCCAGCTCGCTCTTCGTTACCTCAGCCATCGCTTGAACCTGACCAGCGCACCCTAGGCCACTTTGAACCAGGTTTGAACCTGGTTTAAACTTGGTTCAAAGCCCCGCGATGGGGAGGGGGTCGCCTTGTCTCGGCCTGCCGGCTTGAACCACTTCGCCCGCCTCCCGCTAGCGAAAAAACAGGCGATTCAAGGACC